TTTTTACAGCATCTAGAAACGTATCTGCTAAATTAGCTGAGTTATCGTATGTAGACCCTTTAGAGATAACTGTCTTGTCATCTTCTAGTATAGCTCTTAATAACTTTGTTGTCTTAGGTGTTGTTGTTACAAAGAGTTGCGGCCTACGACCTAACCGTAAACCAAACATCATCATATCCCAAGTTTCTTGTGCGTTTCTCCAAGCACATAACTCATCAGCCCAAGCACTGTATGCCTGTGGACCACGTAATCGTTCTGGGTCCTCTGCTGAGAAGAATACAGCTTTAGCCCCATTCTCCCATGTTAAGGTATTATTCGTAGGCGACCAAACAGGATAACCCATTACCTTATTCTTATATGTCTTATCTCCAGCCCAACATACACTTAATAGCCCACTGTCACCCTCAACCATCACGCGACGAACATCACCTTTAGTTGGAGCCACACAATGGACTATTTTATCACCTTTACGTATTCTATGTCTAACCCACTCTGCTCCAGCACGAGTTTTACCCCATCCTCTACCAGCAAGAGCTACCCAAACATTCCAATTACCTTCAGGTTCAAGTTGTTCAGGTCTGGCCCAAAAACTCCAGTTATGTCTTAGTTCCTCTGACTTTTTAGGACCCAGTTGTTTTAATAAGGCTTGTACTTTTTCAGTGGGTAAGTCCCGAAGTACGTCAGCCGTAATTCTTTTCGTCTGCATCATAATCAGAGTTTCCTTGTTCGGGGTCAGAACTCTTACCTAATAATACCATAAGTGAATCTATGGCACTTTCATCTGTGTCAGGGTCAGTATCTTGTTCTACTTCATTTACAGTAGATGTAGGTGACCAACCTCCCTTAGATCTTAAATATAACTCTTGAGATTTAAAGTCACCGTCTAGTGCCTGTTGAACTACAACATCACCAATACGACTTACAATATCAGCTTTCTCTTCCGATATTATACCACCATAAAGTTTATAGAATGTAGTTGTAGAAGCAGGTGCGTACTGATACTTCTGTATCGAACCCATAATATCTTTTACTGGTACTCCACTACGAATACCCTTACGAACCTTGTTCGCTATAACTACACTAAAAGGAAGTGCATCTTTCATTTTTATTACTACCCTATAGTGGAAATAAGAATCCCCTCTTCAGCATGACCACTTCTATTAAATAATATTTGAGTAGATTCGTCATGGTTTAGGGGAAATAGTTTTAAGACTACAATAGATCTTTCGATTATTAAACTTAAGTTATAACTTACGTTATTAACTATATTAATATATATACTATTAGTAAAAAATCTTAAGTATATACTTACGTTGTGTCTCTTACTTATTATATAGCACTATTTTTAAGAATAATATAAGTAAATAATTTAAGTTTTTTTATATGTGTTTGAAAACTAACGATTCTTTTTTTCTAGTGTAGATCTGTGATCATTGGTGGTGTAGTTGACTTAAGTGGGTAGCGCATATTATTGTAGTCGTTTAAAACAAGGCAAACTAATTTTCTTATGTTGTAGATAGGGGTGAATGCCGCCCCCCACCTCCGAATCACCTAGGAAATCCTAGGGTCCCATAAGTCAAGGGCTATAGTGGAAATAATGGCTATTACGTAGCGTAAAATGACCGTTTTTGGCTGTTTTTACTCGGTTTTGGTGTGGTTTGGTCTAAAACCTGAGAGAATCTCTCGGATAGCGAGTCGGCAACACAATAACACATAAAATCAAGACGCTGTGAGAGCCGTTTTAAAGCCCATACAACCACCGTTTAGACTCTAGGCTATTGAACTACATAAAAAAAGACTCACGCTGTTACACGTGAGCCAGTGAGGAGAAAACAGATTAAAAAGATCAACTAGTTCTTTGGTTCTTTGTATACCTCCAGTTGGATCTTAAAATGGTAGCAGGTCCAGTCCTTGACGTTGGAGTCTACTATTCGATCAAACGCGGACTCAAATTGTTTATGTTCTTCATCGGTTAACCTATCGCCTTTAACTTCTATAATTGCGGTTGGTGTTATTATATCACTGTAATCCATTGACTAGACTCCTTGCCTTATTCTTAGCAGTACCGTGCGCAACGATAGCGACTGATTTTGCTTTGATTGTATTGCCACTACATAACTTGCAACGCTCACAAGTGACTCGCCTGCCTGCCTCTTCACTAGCAGGGCATAAGACTTCATGGCCTTTGATAATGTCTGATAAGCTACTAATGACTCTAAATGTCCTTTCACCTCTAGACCATGCGTTAACGGCATCATTAGCAGAGTCTGCGCTTGTCATAAGTGTTGACGGTGAACAGTTAGACTCGCCGTGAGTATAACCAGTATGGCCCATAGACTCAGACAATAGGGAGTCCCATATGTAAGACGGGCAAGCCATAGGGTCGCCATACGTGCCTAAACGTACCATTTGACCACGACCTAACGCTTGAATCTCTTTATGCCCATTAACGCGCTTATATTGGCCTTTTTTATAGGCTTTGTACTTACCTAGCGGAGCATGAGCTAAAGTAACGTAGCAAGTTCGATCTTTAGCTTGACCCTTGTCTAAATTGGTTGGTTGTCCTCTATGGATACAGTCGCCACATATTGAGCGATCACCACCAGTTCTAGACGCAGTAATAGGGTCAATATCTGATCTGATAATAAAAGTTTGCACCATGTCACCAGTCTTAGAATTGCGCGAACCAGTTTGGATTAAAACCGTAATGTCGAGTCCGTCAATATTCGAAGGACCCTCATAAGCTATAAAAGTTTTAAACGCCATTATTCCGACTCCTCTAAAATCTGTTTAAACTGTTCTAAAACTTTCTTTTTACTACCCTTGAGTCCGAACTCCCTTTTAATAATCTTGTAACAGCTTTGACCTCTGGACAATGTGAGTCCGTGGTTCGCTTCAAGTTCGAGTCCTTTTAACAAGGTCCTATGTCTAAAATTAAGAATGTTTTCTCTACCTGTTATCATTGTCATTATTTTGACTCCTCTAATTTTAATTCAAATGGGAAAAGGTTGTTTAATTCATCAGCGAAAAGACAAACAGTGAATCTATCTCCTTTTGTATTAGTGATTATTAAATGAGTTACAAAAACTGGATTATCTCCGATTTCGTGAGTCTTCCAATCAATACTCTTAACATCATGTAAATTTAAATTATTCATTATTCAGACTCCTTATAATGTGAATAAACTGTATCATTGAATCGCCTCATTATAACCATACTTTGAAAAGCCTTTTCAGCTTCCGACCAAAAATCGGATTTATAAAGTATATCTAAACGCCCTTGAATGTACTCAAAAACCTCCGATAAGTTATTGAATGTGAAACCGTCAAATTCAATCCAGTTTCCAACATTGCTCCAATCTATTGCTTTATTTGTCATTATCTTGACTCCCGAACATGATTAAAAATTGCTGAAACCAAAAATATAAAATGATTAATGGAACAAGCGAACCTAAAACTATGCATATTAAATCAAATAAACTCATTATTTTGACTCCTTTTTGGTTCCGTCTTCATTCCATCCGCAATAGTCCAAGATCCAAGACCTAGCAAAACTTGCGTTCTCTTCAACATTCTCTGGATTAGATAACGGTTTTAATTTCTCGATTATGTCGGACATTACCCAACTATTTGAAAATTCTATTTCTGATTTAATAAAATCTACTATGTGACTCATATCTCTCATTTTTTAACTCCTATTTATTAATTGATTAATTGATTAAATATTAAACCTAGTTTTCTTCTAGGTAGACTCTGCTTCCTTAGTACCCTTGAGAATTGCCGACGTGGAGTCCTGTTCTCGCTTGGTGTGCTTATGCCGCCTAGGTGGTTTATATCGATTCGGTCTAGGTCATCCGCGTACCATTAATAGGCGTTATTTTCAGCATAAATTCAAGACTTTTTTTGCCTATTATATAGTATAAATAAAATGCTCTCAGATCGATTTTAAGCCGATTCTAGGGGGGTAAACGACTCTCGCTTATCATACATCAAAAAAATGATTCCCTGCGATTTGGGCGTGTCAACCCCTAAAATGAGGAACAGAAAAAGAACAAACCGTGAACGAATCATAAACGAAAAACTCGGATAAATTATAAAATGTCAATAGCTAATATTATTAATAAAGAGAACAAAACGTGAACAGATTCCTGGTCCATAAATATAGAACAAAACGTGAACAAAATATCTATTGACTAAAAATAGCGAATCATGGTAAAATGGATT